ATAGAAGTCGCCGGTGGATACCGCGATGCCCTCCAACGCCATTACGTCGTCAAGTCCGCATCTGGCGTGATAGTAGAAATATTCAGCCGAATACGCCTTCGACAATAACTTCAGTAGTGACTTGATCCCGCGCTCATCCATCGCGTAAACCTTGATCTGATAGGAAAGATTCGGCTTTTCTTTATCACCCGAACTCTTTGGCGGTTTGCGGTACGTCGGATCATCGTAGACGCGCAAATTGCAGCCAATGATCGGTTTGATTCCCGCTTTCTTGGCCTTGTTGGAGAAGTCGACCATGCCGTGCAGACTCATTTCGTCGCACAGGGTTACGGACTCGTAACCAAGCTCCTTCGCCCTTTCAATGGCGTGGTCAATCTGAAGAAGCGACTTTCCAATCGAAAAATCACTTCTGATATGCGCGTGTCTTAAACTCATTTTTATCCTTCACTAATGACTGATCTGTATTGTATCAAGCGGTCGCAGGAACCATCTTCCCATCGACAATTTTTGTGATTCCAAACGCTGTGAAGATGGAACAAACCATGCTGACGTGCGATGCCGCCGTTCCGCTCGTCCAGGTGAACTCGGACATCATAGAGTCGCGTAGAGACGGTTTAGTGAAGCCTCCAGCGAGCAGCGCTGTCAGTGCTACCCGTAACCATTGCGGACCTCGTGTAGCGAACGTGTTGCGCCCTTCGGGTATGTCTTTTTTCATGCGATCAATCAAACCATGTTCGATCAGACTCGGCGCCAACTTGACTAACTTGACTGGCAGCTTCTCAACAATCAATCGCTCTTCTTCCGTCAATTCGAATTTCACTTGAATCACTTTCGTTTGGCGCTCAACCGGCAGCATCAAAGGTCTTAGGTTTGCGCCTGGCGGTCGCGTTTCAGCTTCTAGCTTGTCTTTCGCCGCGACCGTTACCCGAGCGATCTTCTTCGCCTTAGTGTGTCTTTTCAGAAGATCCTCCACATTCACAATGCCCTTTATCGTCTCAAGCGTGACGACGGAAGCCGCCGCACAACCTTCAAACGCCGAACACATCTTGCAAATATCAGAGTCGTGGCTAAATACGCTGGCGGCAGCAAAACACGCCGGCGCATCGAACGGAGCATCAATCATTTTTTAACCTCTCGGCAGCAGAAAGAACTTCCAACTTTGCCGCTCTCAAAATTGAAGACGACAGTTCGGTGGTGCGCTCCAAAACGGAACAAACGAACGCCACGTTGAGCGAGCCACGCGAACGTTTTTCAACGCCATTGCTTCTTGCAAACTCGGCGTGAGCGACCTGTGCGGCAAACTCCCGCTCGATAAAGTCAGGTGGATCGATCGCCATCTCGACAATCATTTCAGCTACAGGCGACAGCGCATCGAGAATCCCCAAGCGCACATTTTTCGCCTCATAGTGCTGCGCCGGCGTCGGCTCGTTTCCGGCGATGGTTTCTTCGACAGACATCTCACCGTCTTCTTGCCATGAGGACATTTCCTCAACCGAGCGAATGCGAAGTTCCAAGCGCTCAATCTCATGCGCTTCGGCGATACGGTTCACCTTGTTGAAGGCGGATCGAACAAAGTACGTGGAAAAAGCGCCTTTGCTTTCATCAAAAAGATCATAGGACTTGATGAAAGTGACGGCCAACTCCTGAACCAGATCGTCGTAATCCGTTATCGCGCCAATCGCTTGAAGTCTTCGGAAGCCCTTTCGGGCAACCGAGTGAATCAGCCCAACGTTATCCGCGTAGTAGCGGTCTAAGCCCTGTCGCTCCATTATTTGCCCTCCAAACATAAGTCTGCGACGGCTTTCGCCTCACAATAAGCACGTCTTGAGGCTGACATTTTTGCCCTCGACTCTTCCGAAGGCGACTTGCCAATAAGCGCAGCCGTCAGCTTTGCCTGATGTTCTTCAGACCTGTTGCTTGCCAAGCTTGACATCAGCGCCTTGAACTCGGCAGATCGCTCTTTTCCTTTATTTTTCAAAGCGGCGGTAATGCGACCGGCGACTTCCGCTTCTGAGTTTTTCTCTCTCGCCCTTTGAGCGTCCGACAGCTTTCGGCGATGTTCTTCAGATAAAGGCTTGCCTGAGTTGGCCGCAGCAATCTTCTTCCGAGTCTCTTCGGAAACTTCACGACCGGTCGCGGCAGCGGCGAGCTTTTCTCTCGTTTCGTCCGAAACGCGAAATCCACTTTCTTTTTTCATGCGCTCGCGTTCAGCCGCCGCGTCACGCAACCGCTGTCTGGTTTCTTCCGAGATTGGCTTGCGTTTTTTGTGTGACTCCCGCATTTTCGCCAGCGACTCTTCAGAGTGATGTTTTCCTTTGTTTGGAGAATCTGCGAAGCTCGCCACGTTGTATCCAGAAATCGCAGCACCGAACCTATCAATGACCTTTTGTTCCAGATCCATCAACTTCTCGACCGGACACCTGATAACAACAGTCATTTCGAATGCCCCTTCTCCAAACTTATCCCAAGCCTCTTGCAGCTTGTAGGAGTGATGGGCGCCTCTACGAAGTTGCGTTAGGTGTTTTTTGAAGCGTCTCTCCAAGTTTTCCGCACTCCCAACGTAACGTCGTTGAGAGGCGATATGCGTGATGCAGTAAATTCCAGAATCTTTAAGGCTCATGTTGGCTCCAAGTGATTTGCGCTGTGCTAGATTATAGCATAAGTCACTACTGACTAGCCAAAGACCCTTTGAGCCAAGCCGTCGACAATTTCGCGGTCCACCTTCGAAAGCTTGTTGATGAATGACAGCACGATGCCCTGACGGAAACTGCCACGCTTGACGCCGATCTTTGCGGCGAAGATAAGGGTTCGCGGCGAAATCACATCACTGATCTTTGCACCGTCATACGCCTCGCGAACCAGCCCGGCGAAATCGACCATCTTGTCCGCATCTTCTTTGACCAAACCGACACGGTTCACGAGGATCTGAGACTCTGCCGCTTTCTTCATATACTGCTTGTGAATCACGACGCCAAAACGGTCGAAGTTTGCGGCATTCTGAATTGACGTTCCCTGATACAGACCCGTCTCATCGCCACTGCCGTTCGTGTTCCCCGTTCCACAAAAGCGAAAGTTTGGAGACGGTTTGATGATGCGATTAGCGGCGTCAGCCTCTTTAATCACCAGTGACTTACCCTCCAATACCGCTTGATAGACGGACAGAACGCTCGGCAGTGAAAAATCGTATTCGTCGGCGCAGTACATCCAGCCGTTAATCATCGCTAACGGAAGTGGGCCAAGCTCGAATACGGTCTGACCATCACGAACAGTCCACTGACCAACGATATGGCTCTCTTCAGTGTTGACCGTATGTTGAACCCGCATGTAGGGGCGACCGGTACGAGCGGCGATCTGCTCCAACAACTCAGACTTGCCCGAACCCTTGTGGCCCCAAACGTAACAGGGGATGTTCAACTCCAGCGCCAGAATGACGTTCTTGAGTTCATCGATGTCATAAACGTAATCATTGGACAGGGTCGGCACCATGTCGGGCATGGCGGGATTTGCTACGACAGAGATTGGAATCGCCTCACCCTTAGCGGACTTGGCTGCTTTGCCGTTGCCAAGATTGAAGACTTCATGAAACGCCTTCTTGACGACCGCATCCTGGGGGATGACGCTAGAAGTGGAAATCTCATCTTTCGTACCGGACATTTCGATCTTCTGACTTGACTCGGCTTCTTTTGCAGCGCGACGCTCGGCAAGCTTTTGCAACGCCATGTCAGACATCAAAGGCACATCTTCGCCGAACTGTCGAATGTAGCCTTCGATTGTCTCTTCTGGATGGTTGCTCTTCAGGTGTACCTGAATGGAGTGAACCATTGCGCCACAAAGCTTACAGGTGATTTTGTCGCTCATTTGAATCTCCTTGATGATCAATGCAGCACACTTGCTGCGACAGAACAGATATTACAGATGTCAGTCAGGAATGAGTAGTCACTTATGACTTATTTTTATACCGCCTTAACCGACCAGCAGATGACGCAATTCCTTGATTACTCTGTTCGGCAGCTCACTCACGTTATTGATGACGATATTCTTTGGATAGAACCTCTGAACGGCGGACGATTCGATTCCGATACCGACAACATTGACTCCAGCCTTCGTGATGTCCTTCACTACCTTCACCAAATGCGGCGACAACGAACCGCCATCGCCGGCGGCGTTAGGTGAACCATCAGACAGAACGATCATGACTTTGCCGCTCTCGCGACGAGCCAAAAGACGACGCGCCGCAATCTCAATACACTCGCCATCAACGTTGTTCCGCAGAATGTTTGAGTGGGGAAGCCAACCAAACCGAGAGCGGACTTCCGTTTTCAACCTTTCGCTGTAGCCTTTCAGAATCGGCATATACAAACTCTCCACTCTGGAAAACTGACGACCGATCTTCTTGGATTCAGCAGCAAGCTCCGAATCGCCGGCGGCTGACGGGCCTGTCGTAAAACAAATAACCTCATGTGCGATGCCGATACGCTCAAGCACTTGAGAAAGTGCATACGCAGCCTGCGTAGCCAGATGAATTTTCGAACCTTGCATCGAACCGCTGGCGTCAATCACCAACTCGACCGCCACATCTTTGCTGGTGGATTCGTGACGCTTGCGAAACACTCGCGCATCGCCAACGGCAAGTCGAGACAAGTTGGCCGGATGCAACCGACCAGACTTTCGGCCAGATTCCCATGACGACAACGAACGAGCGGCGATGGCTCGCTCAAGGTCTTTCTGCAATGGGCCAACCATGTGATCAACGGCGCTGGAAAGACTTACCGCCATCTCCGGATCGTAAGCTCGCCCAACGTGCAAGCTTTCAACCTTGTCGCCTTCTTTCGTAAAAACCAGATACTTCGAATTCTTTGCCGCCTCTGTAGCGCCGTCACTAATGATGGTGCTGATGGATTCGTCATACCCGTTCGCCGTTTCTTTGTCGATTTCGTCCATCATCGCCGACGAAATGCCCGTTTTCGATTCCGAATCTTCAGGATCAGATTCTTCAAGTTCAGAGCCGCCCGGCGAGTCACCTTCGCCTTCGCCTTCACCTTCCTCTTCGCCTTCACCTTCCTCTTCGCCTTCTTCGTCTTCCTCTTCGGCCTTCTCTTTCTCTTCGCCTTCGCCTTCATCTTCATCTTCGCCGCCCTTCTCTTCTTTCTCTTCTTTCTCTTCCTCTTCTTTCTCTTCCTCTTCTTTCTCTTCGGCTTTCTCCGAAGCTGGCTTGGACTTGGGTGCTTTTTTCGCTCTCGTGGACGGAGAGTCGCCTTCTTCACCTTCGTCCGGTGTCTCTTTTGAGCGAAGACGCTTATTCACTTCGAGTGCCAAGTCCAGACAAGCTTGAGTCGATGCGGCGGCTTCCATCTTCGGTGCCAGGTCAGCAATCTTGTCCGTCACCGGTTTCATCAGACTGGCCTTATCCCGCATGAACTCTTGAAAAATCGTCTGGCCCGACATTGCGCGGATTAGCGGAACCATCAGCAACGCAACAACCCTGTTGGTGTCGCTGCCCGCCTCTTTAATTTTGGGAATGACGTAATTATCAAGAAAGAATTTTCCGGTTGACGACAAGTTGCTGCCGCTGCCCGCGAAGCGATGAGCCATGCGCTTTTCGATTCTGGCGTCTTCCAGAATGTTCAGCATTTGCTGAGCGCCAGCTTTCGCTGCGACTTGAATCAGCGTGAAATCGCTGAACAGGATATGCGCAACTTCGTGGTCCAAAAAACCCTGAATCGCGACACAGAGTTCGTCTGTGGCGTTGTCGGGCAAGTAAGGCAGGTTGACTTGTATGGGCTTACCAACGGCATCGCACTTGACGTAGGCGCTGATTCCGCGCTGCGTCACATCAATTTCTTTACCGGCAAGCATCTGCGTGATGGTTACAACCGCCTCACGCAACAGAAATACACGTTCGTTCATTTAGCTCTCCTTGTAAGTCACAATTGACTGATGAGCTATCATAAAAAAAAGAATCAGGAAGCGCAACGACTTAATCACACCGCCTGACGTACTCAACTACGAAACGACAACGCTTTTGCCAATAGTTGACGAAAACAGTACAATGCTTCCGAGAACGGGATGCAGCAAATCATAAACAAGCGAGTGCCCCAAATCCAAGCGACCCCCAACGACAGACTTTTCGAGTATGTCAGCGCCCTCCTCAAAGGTGACTGACTTAGAAGACAAACCAGCGGACATTTACTTTCTCCTTGTAGTAAATAAAACGATGAACGTCAAGAAACCACTACAAGTATAGTCACCTTTGACTTACCGACGATAGGGTTTTTTTTGTCGATCCAAATAATACTTCAACATCCTCATATATCTTTAGTAATAGATGGCGATCGAAAAAGCCAACAGCGTTTTTTAAAAAAGTAACGCATTAGTGACTTTGCGCTATACTTATTTTCAGAGCTGACGCAAGGGCAGCAGATAGGCAAACTGTCATGATTGTGTTGTACACAATCTACTCGAAACAAAGGAGAGTAACCATGAGCGCAAGTTTTCGCCAAAAAGTTAAAACCGTTGCTGAGTATGTCGATTGGCAAATCGATCTATGCGGCAAACCGCAACGTCAAATCGCACTAGAGGCTGGTTTCGCCAAGCCGAACATCATCACGATGTTCAAGAAGGGCGACACCAAGATTCCGATGGAAAAGATCGGGCCTCTAGCGAAGGCGTTGGAGATTGACCCCATTCACTTCTTCAAAATGTGTATGCAGGAGTACCAACCGGACACCTGGAATGAGATTCAGAAGATGTTCAACCAGCCGGTGCTGACCTTGAACGAAATTGAAATCATTGAGGCTATTCGTGGCGCAGACGTCACCAATCCACGACTTCGCACCGATGATGAGCGGCAGCGAATAGTTGACGCTGTCAACACGCTGAAGCCTGACAACGCCACCAATTAACCACCCGACACCACATAACCAAAGCCTCCTAGTGAGGCTTTTTTTTCGTCTGTAGATATGTCATTGGTGACTTGCTTTTATCTGAATGTGCCGATACCATCATTACTCATCTGTGACTTATCGGACAACCATGACATCAACCACAAAGCCCGCCTCAACATGAGTACCGTGGATATTCTTCGCGCATCCGAGCTTTTGTGCGTCCACGTCAACACGGTCGCCAAGCTGATTCATTCTGGCGACATCCCCGCCGCAAAAATCGGCAGGGCTTACGTTATGTTGGAGTGCGATGTGATTGGTTACGCCACGTCGCAGATCGTGAAGCAGACCGCCGCACGAATGGGGATCGGGCGAACTACCAGAGTCTAGCGGCGAGATTGGAACCGCGTAGATTCAGATAGCGCATCACCATCCGATGCGACTTGTGTCCGGTGCATTTCATAATCTCTTCCGCCTTAAAGTCTGTGCGTTCAAATAGGCGACTCGTCGCCTCATGCCGCAAGTCATGCGTGTGCAAATCCGGACAACCGGCGTCGGCAAAGACTTGGGCAAACATCTTGCTGAGATAATTCGTCGTCAGCTTCAGGTTGCCGCCCTGCTCTTCTAGCCACGGGAATATGTACCCATCTTTTTTGGAATACGGTCGCAGCACCTTGACGGCAATAGAGGACATCGGCACCTGTCGCTTGTCTCCATTTTTAGTCTTGTCCAGATTGATCGTTTGTCTTTTGAAGTCGATTTGATCGGACGTCAGCGTGTACGCCTCGCGCAAACGCATGGCGGTCTCAAGCAGCACTTCAAATAGCGCAACAATGTCCTGACGGTTGGGAATGGTGAACTCTCTTTGCTTTCTTGACAGAACCCCGCGCTCCAACACTTTGCGAATCTCCAACTCTTCCCCAGACTCCAGGCGACGGTCGCGCTCCGTGTCCGACTTCGCCCCGCCAGCCAAAGCAGCATCCGTCTCGGTGTATGCCGCATAACCTTCTGGCAGCGTTCGAAATGGGGCGTCTGGCAGAATGAGTAACTTGCGTCGAATGCCCCAGTCACAGCACCGGGCCATTGCCCCGATCTTCTTTCGAATCGTTGCTGGTCGGTAATGTAGTTCGCGCTTCATTCGCTGAACCTGTGCGTCTACCCATTCGACGTTGATCGCCAAAAGCGGCGTGTTGGCTATTTCTGACAGGCTGCGCAGAATCTCCCGGTCGTTTGTTGATACCTGCGCGTCTCGCAAATACTGCCCAGATAAATCGCCGAACGAAACAACGCGGGTCTTGGGTCGATACTCGGTCGGCACAATGCCGCGATCAAGCAACGATTCCAAGTTTTTGCAAAACAGATCACCTTCAGCCTCAGTAGCGAACGTCAAGATCAGCGGCTTCTCCAACAAGCCCGCCCGCTTGACCGTAAATTCCCAACCTCGGCCCTTCTCTCTTTTCGATGCCACTTGACCACCCCTTCCCAACATTCTGCCTAACGGCATGTCATACGGTCGTCTTTGACGTTTTTGTGAGCGTCTTAGAGTGGGATAGAGTGTAGTTGAAGGCGTCAAACAAATCATCAGACCTATCGAATTTCCGCTAAGTCTTTGATTTTGTTACAAATATCTGGTGGGTGCTAACGGGCTCGAACCGCTGACATTCTGCGTGTAAGGCAGACGCTCTACCTTTGTAATCATACACTTACGAGTCATGACGACTGACGCGATTTAGAAGGTCTGCCGCCTCTGCGTCCTCATCGATCATGAGCATCGTCTTGTAAGCCAGATCAAGTTCTCCCCAGACCATGCCAAAAGCATCGAAGATTTCTTGGTTGATTCCGAACAAGAGAGACGGCGAACCATCAGACTCAAGGCGCCAAAAAACATACTTGCTGCGAATGTGAATCGGCTGAAGATCAAGGACGCGACCAACGTATGTGACGCATGATTTATATTTTTTGGCGCCTGACCAAGTCAGAGTGACCACGGAGTCGATGTCAAGCCCGGACTCAAGGCCAAACATGATTGCTGCTGGCGCTGGCCTTGATAGAGATTCAAGACCTCGACGTAACTGTCCTGCTGTGAAGAGTTTGAGTGAAGGCATGTGCTTCTCCTTCACTCAAGACTATCACCCCGGAACTGTTTCGTCTTGCGGTTGCGGTTGCGGTTGCGGTTGCGGTTGCGGTTGCGGTTGCGGTTGCGGTTGCGGTTGCGGTTGCATCTTGTCTGTAATCAACATCAAGAACTGAGTCATAGTAAAGATAGGCACTTCTCTACCGTAACGGTCAATCATCCGAACCAACCCGCCAGGACCAATAACCTGAACTTGCTCAGTCCAGGGGAAGGTGCTCTTTACGGCGTCGAACTCCGCCTGGTTCACAGCGCGTCGCTCAAGATGGATTTACCGAAGATCGCGGCGTCTTTTTGTTTGAAGACGCGAGTCAAACTGTCCGCCTCGGTTTTATCCGTGCGGTAGTTCGCTTCAGTCATACGCGGCAAGAACAGTGCGTGAAAGTCGCTGCTGCCGCCAGGCATCATGATGTCGTTTGCCGTCACCGGAATGATGCGATCGATCCAATCTTCCGGGTCTCTCTCGACGTTGTCACGCATCGCCTCATTCTTCACGGCAACAGATGTGCGAAGCTTACCGTCCGACGTTTCGCAAGCAAGCGCACCCGGCCTTCCTTCATTCTTCGAACCGATGCGACCCAATTCGATTCCAATTACCACCAGATCGACTTCGAATTCCAATTTCAGCTTGACTTGGTGCTTGCTGGTGCCGTCCTTCCAAATACCTTCGGGATTCTTGACCACAGACCCTTCCTTGCCGGTCTTCATCAATTCGGCGGCGTGTGCGTAAGCTTCGGCCAGCGACTTGACAACCTTTGTCGGAATCAGCATCAAGCTGTCACCAGTCTGACCGCTTAACTGTCTGATCACGCTGGCGAGACGGTGTCTGTACGGCATGTCGTACTTTCCTTTAGTCACCACCGACTCAAGTGGAATTTGATCCCAAATCAAATACACCGGATATTCGTTTTCGGCGAAGTCGCCACCATTCAGCACGCTGTTCAGAATGCCGTTGCCAATTTCACGCTTACAGACAACACCGTCGCGAACAACGACAATCTCGCCGTGTTGTTGATGATCCGGATACAGACGTTTTTTGACTTCCTCGACGATGCGAGGAAACTTGTCAATCGGGAATTCCGAACCCTGACGACTGCGAATACTCACAAGCCCGCCAACTTCATGATCGATGTTGGCAAACATGCCGTCTGCTTTTTCTTGGCTGAGACAGCCGATTGAATCGAACGGCCACTCTTCCAGCTTTGCGTCTTTTGGCAACGAACAGCGCATGTAGGGGAAGTCCGGTATCAGCCCTTTCGACGCCTTGTTGATCGTGGACTCGCTGAAGCCGGCGCGAAGATCCTTGCTGATGATCCGCCATAACAACTCGGAAGAATCTTTCGAGAGCGCCGTCATTTCACCGCGTACCGCATCGATTGCGTTGTTGCCGGTAAGGCGACGGGCGATCAAATCATCCAAAAGATTCCAGGTGCCGGGATCAAATTCGGCGTTTCCGTTCTCGCGGGTCGTCTCTGGACGCTTGCGAATGCCGTAGGTCTTGAACGGGTCATAGGCGTACTGACAGACGCGCTTGAAGAGGTCTTCCTTCATGTACCGCGTAACGAGAGCCTGCTTCTCGTTTTTGCTGGCCGTCGCAGCGACGTTTTCGATCAGTTGAAAAATGTCGTTGGAATTCATGCTTTAGCCTTTTCAACTTGAGCCAGCGACAATTCGAGCATTTCAACAAAACCCGTCCGAATATCCGCCGTCATCGTATCGAAGGCGTTACATGCCCTGTCGGCGTCGTATTCGTGAAAGCTCATGAAGCTTGCCGCCAGTTCAGCCATTTGAAAGCCCAAAGCAAAAGCCAAAATAGGTGGGTTTGCACCATCCTCAACCATACCTCTGATGACTTCATTCAGCTTGGATTGATATTCTTTGAAAGTGGCGGCGATTTCTGCCACTTCGGGATTTTCCATATTTTCGTGTTCCATAGTTTCTCCTTTGATTACTGATTTTTCGCAGCAAGACTCAATCGAGCCAATTCCCGCATACTCATTCCCGCCGACGGTGGCGGGGTATTGATTTGCTCTTTTACAAGAGCGGGTTCCTTCGGTTTTAAACTTTCAGCGATAGCCGAATTGATTGCGTCAGCGTAAGAACCCGATTCGATCGCCGGTTCCAACTTTCGAATGACTGGCTGAATGGGTTGCGAATGTTCAAACTGACTGGCAACTCTTGCTTCCGCTTCGGGTGAAATAGCCCTTCTCGGCTTATTGCTTGGCGTTACCTTAACGACCATTTTGGCGTCACGCGCATTGTTGAACTCGTTGAGTTTTTTGCGATTCAGAAAATAAATCGCCTTACCCGCCGTGACTTCTTCTTCTCGCATATTCAACGCAATACAAGTCTTATTGGAGATGTCCGACTCGCAAGACAGGCCGCGCAAATTCCCATCGCGGCGCATTGCGTCAATCTTCATCAAGCAAATGCAATAACTTGGCTGATGACCAGCCGATTCGCAATTGGTGACGCTGAATGCGTTGTAGCCCTTGCTAGATTCAGAAACCGGATATACCTCTTCATCAACAAATTGACTCATTTAATTCTCCTTACCAATCGCCAAAATCGGGATAGACAGATTTGTCTTGCGTCCGAGAGAACTTAGCGGGTTCTTTCTCTCGCGCTTTCTTTGCTTCTTCAGAACGTATATTACTAACCGCGTTCAGGATTGAGTTAAAAGCGGTTGGGTCTTCTGCAACAAGCGCCTTCCAATCAATGCCGGTTATATTGGAAATCCCCGTTAATAATTCACTCACCAACTTCCCCAATCCGGTTCGCGAAGCGGCTCTTCAACTGGATCTTGAACTATGAAATTCGGCTTTGCCGTGTTCGTAGACTTTGTCATCGTCAGCGCTTCCAATACTTGAGACGCGGCAATTGGCTTATAGTGCCGTTGAATCAAGTCTTCTATATGATCACCAGTAGCAACGCCCGAGCCTTTAATATGGCTTGAAGATTCCATCTTTTCATAGAAGCCCCCATTCCCAGCCTTTCTTCTTAGCCTATCTCTTATCGCGTTATTGAAGGCAACCTTCAAATACTCTCGACTGACTTCATGCTCAATTTTTATCGCCCCACCATTTCTTGACGCTGTTGACGCGCCATAACGCTTTACCAGAATAAATGTGTTTTCACTGGCGTTTGCAAACGAATTAACTTCATAAAACTTCGTTCCGCTATCGTGACCGAAATAAGCAGAATCAATAATAACGTCACTCATCGGATAACCCCCAAGCGCACAAGCGCATAATCAATTTAACTTCTATAAGTATAGTCATTATTGACTTACTTATTCGCTAAAAGCAAGCGAACCGCACTGCCTTCGTTAATTGCCGTCGCCTTCCAATACGCATCCCGCACAACCGACGCCGGAACCTCATTTGGATCACGCCCTTTCGGCAAAATTGCGACTCTGGCGACAAAGCCATATTTACGCAGCAGCAGCGCCGATTCGATCGCTGCTTCTATCGCCTTTGGTTCGCCATCCCACATGAACGTAACGCGCTTCAGTCCAGCCTCTCTAAGCCTCACCAACTTCGCAAGCTGACTGGCGTCATCGCCGTGTGAAAGGTGCTTGCCGAATGTCCCGAGCGGCGTAATGGCGCGAAGCTCTTTCTGCCCATCGAGCGCAATCTTGATTGCCATCACGTCAAAGACACCCTCACCGATTACAACGTCCTCTACGCCATGCGCGTTATGAGCGTTGTAAATATGCGTGCCTGTCGATGCAAAGCCCGGCGGAAAAAGGTACTTCTTTTCAGCAAGCCCGGTAATGTCCCTGCCTTGAAAGCTGACAAGGTCGCCGTCAAGGTCAAACACCGGGATGATGATTCGCTTAGCATACGACTGAGTTCGAACCTTCTCGTCCTCGCCCACGTAGCTAAACGTGCCGCTTTGCGAATAACGCAGATTGAAGTAGCGGGTAATCTCGCCACTGATTCCGCGATTGTTCAAATACTTCATGTTCTTGTTACCGATCGGCAGCTCAACCGATTCGGGCAAAACCAAATTCGTTTTCAGATCCACCGCCGCCGACTTGACGCGTCTCGGCTTCCAACCCTGCTCTCTCGCAAACTCCTTGACATGCTCGACAACCTGGCGATTCGTCAGCCCAAGACTGTGACGAATGAAGCTCCACTTATTGAAAGTCTGCTCGCAGTCGCCAGAGAAGCAATTGCCAAGCCCCGTCTCCTGATTGAGAAAGACCTTGTAGTGCGAATTGCCACAACAGGGGCATTCCCTGACGTTCAACTGAATGCCTCTGGAGCCGCGAGTTACCCGATACCTGATACCTTCGCGGTCAAGCCACGACTCAATATCAATCTCATCCAGAATCTCGCCAAGCTCTTCGTTACCGGCGGTCACTATTCGATCCTCAGAACGCCAGTGATGAACTGCATACATTCCAAGTTTTGCTTGACCACGACAGTAAAGCCGGAGCGCTGATTTCGCGAGGCGGCAAAGTACAGACGAGCCACCCCGTCACGCGCCTCTTCTTCCGTCTTGTTGATTGAAATCATCAAGTCGACAGTCCTAACCTTGTTGAAGTCATCCGAAACGTGTGTGGCAAGCGCAACCGTTGCCTTGTGCCCTTCCCTGTTCGTTTGCGTTGCCGTCAGCATCGCTACGTCTTCCTCGAAAGCGATAGCCCGCAAGTCAACATAGACCGACTTGGAATTTTCAATGGCGTCGTTCGTTCGAAAGATTGGCGCCATGATGTCTGCATAGTCAACGACCACCAGATCGAACTTGATTGGAGCGCGAACGCTGCCGTCTTTGTTGCGGCCCGGTGACTTGTAGGACTCGATTCGCTCACGCAACATCTTGCCGTTCATCGTGCCGGAAGCGTACTCACAGATTTCCAGCTTTCCAGCCTTCTTTCTTGCCAACTCGACCTTTTCGCGAACATGGTGCAGCTTGACGGCCAGCTCGCTCATTAGCGTTTCTGTCAGAGAAGCATCCATACGGTCAGACACAATGCCCGATCCAACCTCCAACGTGATGTACAGAACGTTGTGGCCGGCAAGCGAAGCGGCCTTTGCGAAGTTGATCAGCGCCGTCGTTTTGCCCGACTTTGCACCACCCATAATTGAAGCCAGCTCTTTGCGGCCCCAACCCCGGTGATACAGCAATTCGTCCAGTTTCATAACGCCAGTAGTGATGCCCTGCGGCTGTCTCTTGCCCGACGCAATATCAAGACGTGCCTCTGTTCGCTCATCGATGTTGTCAAAGTAGCTATACGCGTCACCATCCTCATTCAGCCCAATTTCGATCGCGGCCTTCATCAGCTTTTCGATCTTGTCGAACTGGCCCGTTTCACGCAAAGCGACCGACTTCATGATCGCCGCACCGACCGCTTGGTGACGAACGAACTGCGCAAGCTTGTCCTCAACGTACTCACGGCTGGTTAAGGCGTCGCTGATGATCTTCTTTCTGGCAGTCAAAAGTTCCGGCAAAACGTCCTTTCTGATCGCCCCAGACTTCGCCGCGTCACGTATCAAACTGGCCGTCGTCACGTTGTCGGGAATACAACGATATTTCGCGTAATGCTGAACGACCAGATTCACTAAAGACGCCTCGCCGACGTTTTCGAAATAGTCGGGTTTGATCAGATGCGAAGCGCGACGCATGAACTCGCCATCGCGACAAACCAAAGCGGCGACCGCCGTCTGAAAGTCCGCCTCGAAATCGAACTTTTCAACCTCTTCAACCGGCTCAGAGACGCCAGAATAGCTATCGCCGATCATTGCAACGATTGACTTTTCTGCCTCTGCGGCCTCACTCATTGATCGAACTCCGGCCTGGATGCCCTGAATTCAGAAACGTCATGCTTGAATAAGACGCGCGTAATGTAGCTATCGCCACCCTGAACGAAGACCTTCACGGATATGGTGAATTTGTCGCTTGTTTTGATTTGTCCTGAGATTTGCTCGCCGCTGCTCATCTTCTCGATGGTAACGGTAGCGCCAGACGCCTCCAGAGCCTTCAGGTAAGCCTCATGACCCTTTGGGGATACCTGAGACTTCTGCTTGCGATCGGCGCCCAAAATGGGCCTTGAAACCGATTTCGGGTAGCCTTCAAATTGTTGGTGTTCCATTTTTCTTCTCCTAAAAGTTAGTGTCAAACGACAGTTGAACTATAGTCAGCAATGACTTATTCTTGCAAAACCTCAACGGGAGGAATCGCACTCAAAACTACACGCTGATCAAAGCGACGAAGCGCCTCTTCAATTCGAATGGCGTCAAATTCATAAATCAAAGACCGCAATGAATATTCGGGGAAAGGTCTAGCCTTAGCCTGACCAATCACGAACGCTTCATGCGCAAGCTGATTTTTGCTACCGGTGAAGTTTACGACGCGGTAGTAGGGGTCGCGAGCTACTTGAAGGGATACCGAACACTGCTCTTCCCAAGCGATCATGACTTCCGCGATCAGATCCTCGTTTCTCAGTAGATGCGCGGGGCGCGGCGGGTAGACCTTGCCATCGACGCTGACCATTCGGTAGAACCAGGACATCGCAAAGCTTAGGAAAAAGTCATACCTCATGCCGGTTTGATCGACCAGTTGACGCAAGCGCCAAAACGAAAGCATCTCTCTCGCCTTGAGAAAATCTTTGCCCTTGATCGAGCTTATATAGTCAGCCGTTTCGAAGTTGACTGCCTTTCTACAAAAGTTGCGATACGCGTCCGTGTAGCACTTGACGAAGTAGTAGGTCGCCTGCATCGGATGCAACTTGCGATAGTCGAACCACTTCGACAGCATCAAGCCTGCTTCCGGCTTCAGTTCTTTGTGAGGGATATTTTGGATCGTCAGAACTTCGTAGTTCAGGAAGCCGAATCTGCCTCCGTAGAAGTTCCCTAGCCATGTTGGGTGTTGGATCATTCCGCGCTCAATAGTCAGTGAATAGTGACTTTACTATAGAGACAGTTTACTTATAGCGATAAGCGTCGGAATGCCCAAGTGATTCCCAAGTTACCCGATAGAGACACCCCGACGACGCGGGATGACCGGGCCATCTTCATACGCTTGCACGATTTCTTGGCACAAACCGCTGCGAACAACGTCGGAACGGGTGAACTCGATGTGCTTGATTGACGGAATCCAAGACAGTCGTTCCACGGCATCATCAAGCCCAGACTTGCCCATGATGTCCTTCTGACTGATGTCGCCGTTCACAACCACCTTGCAGTCGTGTCCGATACGGGTCAGAAACATCTTCATTTGGCTCGGCGTGGTATTTTGACCTTCGTCCAGAATTACGAAGGCGTTCTTGAACGTCTTGCCCCGCATGTACGCCAGCGGTGCCGCTTCAATCACGCCGCGCTTGACCAAATATTCCACATGGGTCTTACCCAAGCGCTCGTTCAGAACGTCGCGGAACGGTTGCAAGTACGGATCGAATTTTTCTTCGATTTCGCCAGGCAGGAAACCCAGTGATTCGCCCGCCTCTACCGCCGGTCGGGTGATGATGATCTTGTTGATTTGCCCACTCTCAAGCATTTGAGCCGCTAGGGCTGCGCACAACCATGTTTTGCCGGTGCCGGCTGAACCGGTTGCAAAGGTCAGGGTAAACGTCTTCATGGCGTCAAGATAGCGCCCCTGCGCGTCGTTGAGGGGCTTGAGAGGCGAAGTGCTTCGCTTTACCTGCTGATATTCAACTCTGTCCGGAATTTGATCCATTTCCTCATACGTGTCGTTGCCGCGTTGACGTTTGGGAAATTTTCTACCGCTGTTGCGAGCCATGTGGTTTCCTGCTGTGGTTGTGGGAATCTGAAATCACTCTCAGTAGTGACTTATTCTTTGTCCTATTATTCGAGGGAGTTTCGGTGATACCACTTGCCACCAGAAATGGCGAAGTCAGTCACCGAGACGTAATCGAAGTTGGTTGCCTTGGTGTGCGTATCGACATTGATCAGGGCGAAGCCGTTATGCCACTTCTCACCCTCACAATACGAAGCGCTACGCTTGTGGCCGGCGCCCATCTGGTGCCATTCGTAGGCGCCGAAAACGGGACTGAACATGCCCCAAGTCTGATGTTGGTGGTGGTGTCCATTCACTCCCGGCAGACCCATGTTGCGGGCGTGTGGAAAGTGGTGGCACATGACCGTGTCCCAGTAAACCTTGTAGTTGTTGGCAAGCTCTTTTTCGAAGTCACGCTTCGTCCAGGCCGCAAGGTCTGACTTTGCAACGTAGTTGATTTCGAACTGCTCCAAACCAAGCAACTTGCCTACCGTGAATCCGTGAAGGTCTGACAGAACCGCTCTGAGCGCTGGTGTCGCGTCCGCAAGCTGACGCAGCAGTCTCGCTTCATGATTGCCCTCGATGAAGTCAATCTGAGCATTGGGGCAAGCTTCGCGCAGCGGTTTCAAGATGTTGTCATGGGCAAACTTGATGCGACCTACCACATCCCAATCGCGCGGATCGACGGTGTACTTGCCGAACTCAGCCAAATCGAAGATGTCACCGACCAGCGAAATCACATCCGGCTGAACGCGTTGGGCGGTATCGATCAGTACGCGGAGGAAGAAAGGGTCTACTTCAACGTCGTGCAGATCAGAACACGCCAGAATGGTCTTAAAGCGATTTGAATTCTCGCGTAGATACTTGTCGCCATAATCCATTCGCTCGACCGTAAGGCGTCTGTAGTGGTCCACAGAGGCATGTTTTGCAATGGATCTTTCCATCGCGTGTTGCTGACGGGAAAGAACGACGCCGGCTTGGCGTTTGAATTCGGAAAATGTACCTGCCCAGGCGCTCCAAACCGATTCTGCGTACTTGCCGTGAACTCGATAATAGTTGCGGCTGATGACCTTTTCAGGCTCCCGCTCAACCATTTCGACCAAGTCCGCAATGCAGTCTTCTTTTGAGCCTTCCTTGAGTTTGTCGATCAGTGATTCGGATAACGGAACTGAAATATCTCTTGTCATTTAGCCTGCGCTTTAATTAAACCATCAACATAATCCACCAACTCACCGTGCCTTATTGCGAGTTCGTTGTATTCGTCGTGGACTTCGGTTGCACTATGGAATATTTCGGCTTGGGTAATTCCGGTAGAGGCTTCGCCTTCATCATCGCTGATTGAGGCGGGGTCAAAAGTGGTGGCTTCGCGACTGGCGCGCAACAGCCAGTAAGTACGAGCATCAAGAGTCCAAACAGGCCGACAATCATCAGGCTTCTTGCTGACTTCATCTTTCTTTTCCTTCGTTTCAATATGACGAGCAATTTGCTGACGGATGTCAGCTCCGGCTTTTTTTACGTTTTCAACTTTTGATTCAATTTTTGTGGACGTCTCGTTTGACTTGATAATGTTGCTGGCGCTTTCTTTGTGCGATACGTTGACTTGTTTGATAATGGCGGCATCAACAAACTTTCCTTTGGTGTAAAAACCAACTCCAAAGCCAACAGTTAAAGCGATCGTGACGGCAATTAGAATGTTTTTTACTTGGTCGATCACGAGGCTTCTCCGGGCGTTTTCAAAGCTGCCCGCTCACCAAACCAAAAACCGAGAATCATGCTATTGGCCGGAGCCATAGCCATAATGTATTCCTTGATATTTAATTGACCTTCGATCCACGCCCAAAGACATACACCATTAAATAGCAACGTAATGATGCCGGTCAGCAACGGGCGAACCGACTTGTGGATTACTTCAATAAGCTTTTCGCTGTCCATACGTCACCTGTGACTAATCGTTGCGGGCGCTCATGGATAGAACACCCTCGGTTTTCCATCTTTCCAACTTCTATTTTGAACCGTCTGCAAATGGCACCAACCTTGAGTTGCTGATGGATGCTCCATCCAAAGGCCAATAACTTCAAGCGCCCTTTGTCCGTTTATTGTCATCAGCCAAGCGTCCAACTTTCCATCTGAATCACCGATGTCAATAGCCAGCCCAAGCATGTGTTTTGATTTAGTCGCCGCTTTTTTGGTGGCTGCATTCACCGCCGGCGGTCGCCAACCCGAGGTTGCGGTTCTGTCGCGCTTTGCGTTGGGATTCGTCGCGTAAAACAATTCAAGCAAAGCGTTTGCGCGCCGAATTGTTTCGATTGAATTTTTGCGAATTTCTTCCGTCAGTTCGGAGGCATATTGCTTGTCGCGACCTTTGTAATACTCAGCCGACGTAATCATTTAATTTCCGATACGCCATTTGAAAGTCGTTTCGAGAAATGAGCCTCGATAAGCTTGACAAACTCAGCGCCCATGTGACCAGCAAGCCCGGTACATATCGCGGTTAATGGAACTGGAACATCAAATTGAACGCAACCCAACCAACACATAAATCCAGCAAAGCCAGACATGCTCATGTGCGCGAGTACGGACAACCAAGAGTGAGGCAGCCCTGATTGAATTCGGTGAAAGTAAGAAATCGCCCCACCCCACATGGCAGTCAAGCCAGCAAGCCAAACATGCGCCCACTCCACTTGACTGAATAAGAACACTTTATCTTGCATGATTTTTGCCCGAATTGTTTTGTGGAGCATAGCTCAAATCCGTTTAAATGTCCAGTCACTCGTGACTTACTTTAATCCGATATAATTTCGAATTGAAAGTAGTTTTGTGGCGACGTATTTCCCGATAGAACCATCAACCGACATCGAGGAAGTTTGCTTTGCCCAAATCGCCTCTGCTATTTCGACAGCACTTGGGCCGCTTGAGCCGCTGGTACTGATTCCCTGCGCCTGCACTGGCACGGTGTAATTGACGTTGACCTGATGCGGCCCAAGCGTGCGAACGACTGGCGTACCACCGCCCTCCACGAAACCGTTGCCGGTCAGCGTCAGATCGTGGTCAGCCTCCATTGGCCGCACGCGCCATGCCCCCTGAAGGAAGTAGTACGGCGGGATCGATAGACCTCCACCCAGATCATCGGACCCGACCTGACGGACAACCATGCCATACTTGGCATTGTCCGACAGTGCAGCCCAATCCACCCAGCGAGAGTAAATCTCAGTCCAGGTGGCGGCTACCGTATCGAGAATGATCCGGCGTGTGGCAGGATCAAAGATGATAGCCATTATGCGTAGACGCGATCCGTTTCAGCCACCAAAGACAAGCTGATGCCCTTGGAGCGAGTCAGCGTGCCGGTTGCAACGGCGAACTTACCTGTGCCGGGCTTGATCCCGATCAGCGTAACCGGACGATCTGTGCCGCCAGTGTATCCACCCTGGACGTTGCCGTCATAGTCGTAGTCAAACCCAATCGACACGCTGCTGATTGCCCCGGTAATGGGTGTGCCAGCAGCATTGTTGACGGTGATTGCGCCCGCCTCGCCATAGTCGTTACCAGCACCAGGCGGCGAGGTAAACATCAACCGATAGCTTGAGCCAGCGCCGACCAGCACCGAGTTGAACGACATCACGCCGGCTGCGCTGTACGTATTGCGCTGGACATTGTTGCTGTCGTCGTAGAAATCAACTCGATTCGCGTCAGTCGGCAGCACGTTATCAATGTAGACCGACTGACTCGTAACCAGTGTTTCGCCGACGAACTTCAACAATTCATCCTGAATCTTGCCCACCTTGGCACCCGCAGTGCCGCCAGTATTGATGTCGCTGTTCTGGCGCAGAAGGTACTGGACTTTTGCGTAAACCTGCTCAAGCGTTCCGGTTGTGTTGGTGATGATGATCTTGAAGTTGTAGTTGCTTCCGCCAATGCTTCTAGTCTGATTTGCCGTGTAATAGGCAACAGTGATACCGGAGTAAGGCGCACCTAACATTGCAGCGTCGGCAGTTGCCTGGACTGAACTAAGCAGCGTTGTAAGCTTCAAATCATCTTCGTTCGATATCAGAAAGTTCTGCTTGTTCGCTCCAAGTGCGGTCGCCCCGGTGTCAGCCAGGATCGAAGACTTGAATTTCTTGCCGTACTCACGACAGAATGCCTTTGCATAGGTACGTTTATCGAAGTTGCCATGTGTAGCATCACCAAATACCTTGATACCCACGTTGAACTGATCCGTAAACGGGAAGTTCGTCGGTGCATCAATGGAAGCCAGATGGTAGTAAGGCTGTACTGTAGTTGCAGGAGTCAAACCGCCCAGGCCCACGAAGCCTGAGAACTGTTGCAGCAGCACGCCAGCAGCCGAGTATTCAGACCAGCCACCATCACGCATCATGTTGCGGGTAGCGTTGGAGTCAGTATCGCTGAACTTCCAACCCGAGAAAGTTGCACCATCTGTACCAATCTGGAACTGACCAGACAACGCATCAATGGCATAAAAAGGGAACGGGCTATCTTGATAGGTACTGGTAGCCCACAGATCCACAAAGAATGAGTACAGTGCTTGCCAAGTAACACCATCCTTTGCGACCAGATCGCCAGCGACATTCAGCGTAATGATGCGACCGGGTTCGTCAATCGTGACCTCGACCCCAACCGCAAGTAATGATTTAGATGTGATTTTTGCCATGATGTAATTCCTTACTGATAGTTACGGTCTTGGGAGAGAGAAACAGGAATGCTGGAACTGGTCAGCCCTAGCGTCAGATTGCGAATGAATTGCACCTGATACCCTGGCTTAATGAATCCCACATCAATCGTGGGCGTGCCTGCGTAGGCATAGGCGTAGGAAGTCCCTACGTTCTGATCAACCTGATCAATGATGGTGTTCGTGCCAGCGGTCAGAATCACAATGTCACAACCAGACGGCAAGCCAGTGAATGTCACCGTGGTCATGTCATCAGGATAAGTAGCTGTCTGATCTACCGTGGTCCAGAGGTACAGACCTTGGATGTAACTATTGAACGATGGGCCTAGAGCGAAGGATGTATTGACCAGCACAATGTCCGTACATCGTATTTGACTGTCAGAGTCCCTTACGATGTCAAGAGTTGTTGTTGCTGTCCA